TGTAACATTTTTATAGTCTTGTTGAGTAAATTGAAAAGCAGGAGCGTTCATTGTGGTAGATATTTCTACATACTTAACGCAAAGATTATCACATAAGTTGCGTATGTGTTTCCTGCTCCAAGCATCGATGGGAAATATAACATATTCACTTTTAATCAATGTGTATTTAGGTTGTATCTTCATTTAATACTATTTAATACCGATTCTGCCAAATCAGTATCGTTGATTTGGTCAAAATATGCAGCCATCATCATGTTATAAACCACTTGTGCGTCATGTCCAAACAATCGTAAGATCACCTTGACCTCTTTTTGATCTTTAGCATTCCACAACAAGTCTGCTATTCTATGCTGGTCAGCGTTTTGAAGTTGAAGTTCCATTAGATTACCTTTACACGATTAAGTTGGGTTGTAGTACCATCACGGTGTGCTTTTACTGTACCTTGTACATTGATTGTGTCACCAACCTTAACACCCTCACGATTGTACGCAAAAAATACTGCTTGGTTCTTATCAGTAATACCTGAAATAAATGAACAATTGTATTGTTGGCTAAATGTAACCTTGACAATTTCAAGCGTAGCTTTTACCTTGTCGCCAACTTTACCAATCAACCCACCATTAGCACTTGACATTTTACGATCAAGGTTATCACGCTCAACATTGCGTAAATAACAACTTGGTAGTGATGCGATCACCGCAATATCATAATTGCTGGTGATTTCATCGAGGTTAGCAATGCTCATAGCATTACTGTCAAACTCTGACAATTTTTTACCTTGTAAAATTTTAAAAGTAAAAGCCTTGTAGTATTGACGCACAGCCAAACCTTGTTCACGGTCTTGCGCGGTGATTTGTGAGGTGTCGGCAAGCAAACTATCTATCAATTGACGGTTGGTTTTCTTGTCTGCCTGTTGTAGTGAATTGGGAAGGATTTCTTCGTTGGTAGCATAGGATGTTACCATCTTGACATAGCTACCGTTGATGCGTTGGGCGGCACAAGCACTTGCCCAAACATCGTCGGCAACATGGCTGACTACTGGACGCTGGTTACGCACGATTTTGCCTTTGCTTAGATTATTGTAGCTCTTACGAAAGTACATTTGTTGCTCCGTTATCTAACTGTCAATAATGCTATTATACTACCAAGTCCATTTATTGTCAACCTCAAGGGTATTCAACTCCAAAGTGTTTTGCTATTTTTTCACGACACCGTCGATAAAATCGTTGTTCAAATTCGTAATCAATTTCTTCACTATATAAATCAGGCTCTAATGCTAATAGACATTCTCCAACAATCAACAGGGCGAATTCATCAGCAACCGTTTGCCAATTCATAGGATCCTTGGTATGTTTTTGCACACAAGCCCGCCAAAGTTCATGAACACGTCCATTCATAATGGTTCATCGCCTGGCTTGCCACATACGCATAGCCTCTTCTAACTGTTGGATTTGATCCAATCTAATATCATCCATAATGTTCATACCAATAAATTCACTACGCATATTACGTTCAGTCATCTTCCATAGTTGGTCTCTCTTTTCTTTAAGAGTAGCCAATACAACGTCATAATCTTCCGTCATTCTTCAACTCCGAAATGTTCTAGTACATACTTGCCAACACTACAATATTGGTGTTGGTTTATACTTGCTATGTCGGCACATTCCCTCACAATCAACTCGGCGAACTTCATGTGGTTAGCATGACTAATATTTGGATCAGGCCAAACTTGTCTTGCTAGTTCTAACATCCGTTCATTCATCGTCCAATCCTTTCAGCAATACGCCTACGCAGTTCTTGCAGGTATTCGTTATGCCAACCAAGTTCAAATTCTGGATGATGTTGCACAAATTTTTCTGCTTTGACTAACTGATCCTTGAGTTCACTGAGTGTCTTGCCCTCAAAATGCTTGGGATCAGTCGGTGACCATTTAGATCGGTTTTTCACGATTCAACTCCGAAATGTTCTTCAATATATGCCGCGGCCTTTAGTTGCCCAGCATACAACGCATCATTCATACCACGATTATAGCATTGATCCAAGCATTCCCGAACAATCAACTCGGCGAACTTTTCATAGTCAAATGTGTTATATGGACGAGAACCAACACACTGCTCGGCAAACTCTCTAATTCGTTCGTTCATTCTTCAACTCCAAAATTGTCTTTGACATAACGATTGACCTGCTCAGTGATATCTTCTTCACTCTCCAGATCAAGATAACGCCTGTAGAAATCTACGATAGATTCCCGAACAATCAACTCGGCGAACTTTTCTTTATTAAATTCTCTTACGGGTAAAGGTTTAACACTATCGCCTGCGGTCAAGAAGCCTGTAGATTCTGTTGCTTGTTCAATTAGTTCTTTAATTCGTTCATTCATCATTCAACTCCGAAATGTTCTTTAACACGGTTTTTAACATGAATGTATTCTGAATACCCCATATTTTCAGTTGCCAATTTTAATATTTCTGCTACTAACAATTCGGCAAATCTAAGTGTTACGCGGTCGCTATAACTTTTTTTACTAGTTTCTACATCTCTTTCTATATCAGAGGCTTGTTCATATAGGTCAATTATTCGTTCGTTCATTCTTTAAATCCTAGACAAATTCAGCAAAAATGTTCTCGCGGCGCATTTTTTGGTTGATACGCATGATTTTATTTACAGTCTTATGTAAATCTTTAAGTACCTCAGGACATTGAGCAACTATAGCATTAAGGCGGCTAGCCTCAGCAACCAATTTTTGCTTTGTAAGGAAGGTGTTAACATGCTCTTTCGCAACAAAAGCTTTACGACCTTGTATGGTGATTTCAGTATCTCTAATCATTGTCAACTCCTTGTTATTCACTATACCCATAGTATACTACCAAACCCATTTATTGTCAACCTGTAGGGTTACTTAAATCGCAGTAAATCTGCTACAAATCCATCATAAAGGTATTCCAACGCACGCCAAACACTGTCCTCTACGGAATTAGTTTCCCGCAATACAGTATAGGCTTCACGGAAATAATTATCATCCCCGCGGGCTTCTGCGTATTGTTGGGCTCGTTTTAGATATTCCATCTCTAACTCCTTGTTATTCACTATACCCATAGTATAGTACCGAGCCCATTTATTGTCAAGCCCGTTTTTCCATTGCGTACTCAAAAAGGATCCACTTAGCACGATTGAGGGCTTGTCTAACATCCTCAGCAATCACAACATCCTTATCACTCATCAGGTTCTTGACGACCTTGGTACCAACCGGTCCATACTTGAGTTCGAACCAGGATTCTTCAACAAAGTTGTAGACAAACTTTCCTGCGTTACGATTACTACAGGTTGCACTACGCTTGGCACCTGCCTTGGTCTTGAAGTAACGCTTGTCCTGATGCGGAAACTGAGTGTGAAAAACGACAAACATTTTGAGTCCTTTTCTTAACTGTCTATGTATGTATTATATACCCAAATCCATTTATTGTCAAGCCTTGGATTCCATAGCATAAGTGAACAATATCCATTTAGCACGGTTGAGCATTTGACGGACATCCTCAACGACCATGAAATCGTAACTTCCACCGTTGTCACTGGACAACATTTCCTGACAATCACTCATCAAACTAGCCGCCATCATAGCAGGACCTGAGAAACGAAAGGTTAAACTTTGCTCAACAGACTCACGCATTTGGTCTTCAGTGCAACCATACATGCGGACTTCACGCTTTTGCTTTTCAGACATTTGGGCATATGTTACCATTTGCTACTCCGTTGTTTAACTGTCAATAATGCTAGTATACTACCATGCCCATTTATTGTCAACCTTTGTTTAAACGCTTGGCTTCAGTACTAATTTCAATACGGGCGGCAGGCTCTACTTTAAGTTTCCGTTGTTCCTGCATAGTTTTTTCAGCAGGACTATCCTCACGGACAAGCATTTGTAGCCTTGCGCTGGCACTCATTTTTTCACGCCACATTTGAAGAAAAATGGCACGGGTTGGGCTTGATTCAATACCACCGACTCTTTCTACTGACATAGACATTTTGATAACCTTTAATTGAAAGAACCATTAGTTTAACAGGATTGGGTTTTTTTGTCAAATTTCGTATTCATCCCAATGGGATTGTAGTTCTTTAGCCAAATCACTATATCCTTTATCCTCTAAAAACTTTATTGAATCTTGAATTATGTATTTGGCAAAGTTATCATAATCAAATTTAGAAATGATATGTGTTGTGTCATCGTCAGGTTTATATTCATAACTTGTTTTTAATGCTCTGTACAGGTATTGTCGTATCAACCCATTCACTATTATAACCCAAAATTTCTTTTAATAAGATCCGATGATTTGTTTGGTTCAGCTTTTTCTGCTATTTCAGCACATTCTATAATTATAAGCTCCGCAAATCTGTTTAAAAAGTTTGTTTTGGTTTCCCAACTTGTTTCAGCCTGTACATGACTTGATGATGCTTTATTCCATATTGCTTTAATATTATCATTCATATTGGTACCTTAAAGGGGGGTCTTATATTGTTTTTATTTGATGGGTGGATATAGCTGTTATTTTTAATATTTGGTGAAAGTGCTAAAGGTGGCAGACTTACATATGATTTACTTGTTCTATAGTGTACAGCCATATTTACGTCAATACCGTAATTATTATCACAGCATAATCTTATAACCTCCCTATCAAAATATTGCATATCAAGAATAGCCACATCATGATTAAAATCTTTTAAAGGTAGACACTTTTTAATATATTGTTTGGCACCTTTAGGACTTATTGTGTAGGCAGGTATGCCTAAACTCCAAAATAATTTATGTGGGTAAGCCTTACTAGTTTCATTTTTAAAATTCTCTAAATGCTTTCTAAAAGTTGATTCACTAAATCGTAGGAACGCAGGGGTTACTTTGGGCATAATATCTAAACTTAAGACACTGTCCATGTTAACTCCCCATAATATAATATCAAAATCCTCAGCTAAGTATAACACTTTACTTGCTTCGTTGTAAAAATCTTTCCTAAAAATTACATCATCTTCAACAATTGTAATATTTTTATTAGTTTTAATACACTCTTGCCAAAGTGTTAAATGTGAAAGCGCACAACCATATGCTCCTTTTGTACGCATAGGCAATGGTTGAACAAAATAATTAGTGTTTGTTAAATCGTCAGTAGTCAATTTATTACCGTCTACCGCATCAAAAAAACTAAAATCTATATCTTTATTATTTTCTCTAAATTCTTTTCTGCGTTTTCTAGCACGGTTTAAGCTTATTACTCTAATATCAAAATCATCTTTCATTTGTTATAGTACCAAATTTAACCATTCTTTTCAGTATGATTATTATGAATTAATTTGTTCATTTTTTCTTAATATGTGTTTTATAATGTTTTTGAATTTTATTACAAATGTCTTTAATATCTTTTTCATTAAAGTCCATTATAAATGAATTTCTTACATTATTTAAGTAATTATCAAATATATCAGTTAAAGGGCCAAAAAACTGGTATGGTTTTTCAGGGTTATCATTTAACACATTAAAAAAATCAGGATAAGTAGTGTTGACTGTGTTTGAGGCTCCCATAATTATTGTACCAGGAATATCGTAACTTCTTGCTATATGCTGACCTGAACTGTCTACACCTACAAAATAGTCACAATGATTAATTGCGGCTACATAATGTCTAACATCAGGAGGATAGTAATTAACAAAATCTACAGCATTTAGAAAAGTAATTTGTTGATTTGTCACTAAAAAAATATTAGCGCCTAACTTTTTAAAAAGTTTGACTAATTCAATTGTAAAATTTTTTGGCAAAGACCTGTATGAGTTATCAATAACATCGTTATTTTCAATAATTGCTGAATTGCCAAATGGCTGAAATGCTATAGTTGGGTTACTATTTGGCTTAACTAATTTTGTAATATTATATTCATACTTACTTATATACAACTTAGGAACAGGCATTGGTTCTTTATCACCATTAATTTCTTGGTTCCAAGCATCTGCCAAATTGATTTTTCCATTTAGATAATCATTGTTAAAGTAAGGTTCAGGAGCTAATATTTTTGTGTCTTTAATTTTTTCATATAAACCTTTTGTGGAAAGATCAAAAACTTTGTCAGTTAAGATTGGATTTCCAAAAAGTACAGGGGTATGCCAACTCAATACGATTGTTGTATTTGGATTTTTTTTAACGAACTTTTCACAAGCAGGAATGGCTGTAATTACTTTACCCAAACCTCCTGTCAAATAAAGTGTATACTTCATATTGTAGCTTCTATCCTTTTGATAGACTTAATTGTAAAGCTACGCCAACCATTTTGCTCAATATCAAATACAGCCAGTGTATCTTCACTGACCTTTCTTGTTTTTTTGCCTTCTTTTGTCTCTGTAATTGGAATTAAGTTTGACTGTAATGTACATTTCATGACCCGTTCTGTACCGTCCTTTTTAATAAAGGTAACAATTACAATTTTTGACACTAACAAATTTTTAATAAAATCTTTAAATTTATTCCAATCGGTTTCAGTCCATTCACTAGTTGGTTCCATTAATACCTCGGATAAACAATTTGAACATTAGGAGTGTAAGAAGGGTATACTGGATAGTATTGTACTTGAGGGTAGATCCGTTGAGCGCCATATGGTCCACATTCTTCAACAATACCTGTTCTATACTGTCTTACCCTACAAGGAGGAATATATTGCGGAGTAGGAACATAATATTGATTCATAATCGGCATTGAAGGCATAGATGGGTTACTCATCATTGATCCTGCTATGGCTCCAATAACAACACCACCTAATGCTAGGTTTCGCTCACGAACTGTAAGATCAGCTTGTGCCATTAAAGGCATTGATAACACAGCAATACTAAACAACTTAGCTAATTTCATTTTGTTTTTCCTCTATTAATTTTGTTAAAATTTCTTCTACCAATTTATTTACAGTGATATCACGCTCATGTGCCAACTTTGCTAAATCATAAAATACATCCATATCAATAGGCACTTCTACTCTTTTGTCAAATGGCAAGTTATTCCAAATAGCTTTAGCCTTTGTCAAAAAATCTTCGGGAACTTCTAAGTCTATAAATTTTACTTTGTCAAATGCTATTTGTATGTCTACGCCTCTTTCAACTGCTTCTTTTTTATGACTTTCAGTATAATTTGGATGAATATATCGATAAGGACTATCTTCACTATCTTTTATCCAAACTTCAGCTTGAAAAATAGTTTGGTCTTCAGCATCAAAAATAACACTGGCACAGGCAAAATCATTATCAAAATCTAGAAATCTAGCATTTGGTCCATAACAGTTCCAACAATATCGACTACCTTCTGATATTTTATAGTCAAAGATTTCCATTAATTTTCGAATGTTCATAAAAAATACCTCACATATTGTCTAATATGTATCATATTAGCATAACAAATAATTATTTTAAAGTATTAAGGGCAGGGTTAAGTTGCCCGATTAACTCTGTTTCACGGCTATGAGCCTGTTTTTTGCCTCGTATAATTTCAAGCTTACCAAACACAAAAGATTCTGGACCATAATGGCGTAATGCTTCGCATAGGCCCCAGTCCTTACTTTCTTTTAAGGCACGTTGTAAATGTTTTTGCATACGGCGGCGTAGGGTCTTGTATACATTGCCATTGTAACTCAGAGCAGTTAATCCAATATATTGATCACCGTTTGTCAGGTTCTCAATAAAGTAAATGACATGATTGCGGTCACAACGTTTTTTTCGAGCTTTTAGCATAAAAGACATTATACACCCATGCCCATTTATTGTCAACCAAAGATTTGCTTAATTTTTAAGCAGTAACTCTAACAAAAACTGTTGTTTTTTCACAACATCCTGTTCCCAAGGCAATTGCTGGTAATCAACATATTTCATTTTCTGTAGTTGATGTTGAGAAACTTTGTGCCTATGTTCCCATACAAGTTCGCTATTTTGGGAAATAGATAATTGTCCTGTTGTGATTTGGCTTAGGTGAATTAGTTCATGTGTAAGTACATGGATAGTATCTTTAATATTCAATTCAATGTTGAGTTTTATTAAGTTTTTAATACGTGAATTTAAAACTGTTTCCCCAAAAATTGACTTGCCCAATTTTCGCATTTCAATAGTAACTAAGTTAGGTAAAGGATAGTAAATACCGACAAACTTACATACTTTTTCAATCATACGGTTTTTATTGGTATCTGATTTTCCATCAATATACTTAAAATTTATGTTAACAGTCATAGTGATTATAGCCACAAAAAAAGGGCCATAAGGCCCTAATCAGTAAAAGTTTCCATAAATACTTAACCCCTCATTACGCATACGTTTTATGTATGGACATAGACTACTACAAACACCATGGCAACGTAAATTTACAGTGCTAAATAGTCCGCTATCATATGATTCAGGTGTTACCATTATGCTTAAATCATTAACAGGAGTAGTTTGGTAAGTCCACAGATAGCTATTACTTGTAGTATAATAATTCTGTAATGGCAAAGGCACAGTAAAATAATTTGGATAACTACTTAAAGGCTGCGATTGCAACCAATTGTACATATCATTGTTTCTAGCATTTATCCAAAACTTATTACCTTTCAAAAAAACAGGACTTACTTCAGTTAACGGAAGATTGCTTCCCAAATAAATTATATTATCAACTCTCCAAGCATCTACCATACAACTAAACCCATAACCAAATGCTTTAGCAATTTGGTTAGGGGTATTTTCTACGGTTGGATCTTCTCCGTTAATCAAGCCTCTGTAAGAAATATATAACATCTACTATTTATTACATTGCTAAAATAGGTCCATTACCATTGCGAAATCCTATTGTCCCACCTTCCTTTACGATCCTTTCGTTGACTTCTTCAAGACTAATTGGAGCAAAGTCGGTTTGTTCAACACAAACACAGTGGTACCTCGGATCTATCACACCATCTTTCATCACACGCTGGTAGTGAAGGTGACCATGAACATTGGTACCAAAACGTCCAAGACTTTCTTCATGAACTGGAATATGAGTAAAAATCATTCCGTTCATAACGTGGCATCCACGAATATCTCTAAAGTACGGGGTGTAATCTATCAGTTTGAATATATCGTGATTGCCACGGATCAGCACCTTGTCACCATTGAGCCTACCGAGCACACTGAGGAATTTACGATTGATAACTACATCCCCGAGGAAATAACATTTATCCTTTGGACGTACTCTGTCGTTATGTCGTTTAACCATTTCCTCGTCCATTTCTTCAGCGTTAGAAAATGGACGAAGAGGACTACCGTCGGCTCTTTTGAATACAGTACAGGTTTTTTCGTGACCAAAATGATGATCGGAACATAAAAATACATTTGGCATAATAATTCCTTTTAAAGGTTTTTTAATTTAAAGTGAAAATTTAGCATCTATTATAATATTTCTGTTATTTTATCATCAAAAATATTTTCTATGCTATCTTTTAGTAATACTGTAAGTATTAACCTAGGACCTGGAGAAACATTTACAGTATGTACGCAGTTGGTTTTTACAAAAGCACTACCTAATATTAGGTTAGCAACACTAAGTGTAGGTTCTGCCAAATATTCCCAACGATTTTCAACTGTAGTACCAGGTACAGCGTATGATTTATATTTACTACCATTAAGATATGTAAACTCTTGGATTGTTAATTGGTCTATAGTATTCATGTGACCCCACCAATGCATCTTATCGAAGGGGTCGCCTAAAATAAGGATATTAAATCTACTTTTTATTATTTTTGGTGGATTGTTCCATGTTAAGTCTAAATGTGGATTTCCTTTATACCAATTTTTACTATTTGATACAAAAACCTGTACCTTGTCAATTTTATCTATTATGTTTAGCTTTAAAAAATATTCTCTAAGTTCTTTCCCTGGAGGAGTTATAAAAAAATTTCTTGGTAGGTTATCCATTAAGTCGTGAATAAAATAATTTTCAAAAACTTTTAAATAAAAATTAATTATGTATTGACTTGCCTGTTTACTAAATTTAAAAGTTGATTTTATATAAAACATAAATTATTTATAATCTCAAATATTAATAAAATACAACTTAAACAAATATCTAGTATTTTCTATTATGTCAAATATGGAATATTAATCAGTTTGGAGCGGGTAGAGGGAATCGAACCCTCAACTCAACCTTGGCAAGGTCGTGTGTTACCTTTAGCACCATACCCGCAGTGCTGATGTTTGGTGGAGAATGGGAGGGTCGAACTCCCGACTCCGCGGTGCAAGCGCAGTGTTTTCCCAACTATACTAATTCCCCAAACTGTTTGGAGCGGGCGAAGGGATTCGAACCCTCTTCAACAGCTTGGAAGGCTGTGTCCTCTCCCAGGAGAACGCCCGCAGTAATATTACTTATACAACTACTTAGAGGCAATTTTAAAATGTTACATTGTCATAAAAATTAATTACTGCCTGTCTAATATCATCAATATTTGATGGTAGTGGATTTTTGATATTCTCAGATTCCGATAAGTC